ACTATGACAAAGCCGATAAAGATTTTTCTGCAAAACTTGCGCAAGTGTTATCAGGAATCCATAAGAGCAACAAAGGAAATAATGAAGCATCTTGATTTGTTTTCAGGAATTGGCGGTTTTGCATTGGCTGCACGGTGGGCTGGAATTGAAACGGTAGCGTTTTGTGAAACCGATCCATTTTGCCGCCAAGTTTTGCGCAAACATTGGCCAGATGTATTGAAATATATGGATATACGGGATGTGGTTAATCCCGACCATGCGGACATTATGACGGCTGGATTCCCATGCCAGCCTTTTAGTGTCGCAGGAAGCAAGAAAGGAAAGGACGATGACCGATACTTATGGCCAGAAGTTATGCGACTCATTAGGGTGTCAAAACCAACTTGGTTTATTGGCGAAAATGTGCCTGGAATTATTCCCATGCTTGACCCCATCCTTGAAGACTTGGAAGGCGAAGGATACCAATGGCAATCGTTCCTTATTCCGGCTAGCACAATCGGCGCACCTCATAAAAGGGAGCGGTTATGGATTATTGCCCACCGTGACAGCGAGCGATGCGACAACGGGATCGATAATTGGCAAGAACGACCACTTCACATTGACTGGCAACGGAACCTTAAGGCGATACAATCAGAATGGCCACAATTCATCCCTAAGTCTTGGGCGACTTTTAACGCTCAAGAATGGCTTGGATTTACTACCAACCCCAACAGCATTACAGGCAATAAAAGAACAGCGAATCAGGAAGCCATCACCAAGCGATTTAAATGGTCGCAATCTACCGGAACGAATAGGGATGTTATTGCAGACAAACAACCCATCTTTGCTTGGGAAGAAGATAAACCCCCAATTCCTGGAGTGGATGATGGGCTACCCAAAGGACTGGACAGAAATAAAGCCCTAGGAAATTCCATAGTTCCCCAAATACCTTATGTGTTTATGTCAATGATTAAACGCTTAAGCGCACAAAAAGTTCTTAAATCTTCTTAACCCGTAGATATGGGGTACAACCACTAGCCAAATTCTTCGATAATTATCCATAACGAAAGAAGGATTCTTTCTGGGTCTCAGGCCAACCGTATGGTCTAGGGCATGTAAATGTCGATATGGAGATTGAGAAGTCATGGATGAAGATCAAAACGCTTTAGCCGAAGCATTAAATGGCGATAATGAAGATGTTGAGAATGGCGGAGTAGGGCCAGGTGATGCCGAGGAACAAGGAGTTTCCGAGGAACCACAAGGACTTGCAAACGAGGACGACCCCATAAGCGTAAAGAAGCGATTGGGAATGCAGGCCAAGAAACACCAAAGGGAAATCAGAGCATTGCACGAGCGCATGGCGCAAATGCAGGCAATGATGAGCGGTGAATCTGCTAATCCTCACGCATCAACATATCAGCCAGACCCTTACAATTCGCCTGGGCAGCCTTTGCCACCTGGTGCGAATGAAGAGGATAGGATACAACGCGCCGTACGTATGGCTCTTGGCATGAAGGAACATGAAGAGAGACAAGCACAGGAAGCGCAACGTCAAGCCCATGTACACAAGCAGTATCAACGCTTGTTAGATGAGTTCGACAACGCTTCTGATAAGTACGAGGATTTTGACGATGTGGTTAGAGGGGATGATGTTCCTTTTACCCCACATGTGCGGGATGCACTGTTACTCGTTGAAAACCCTGCTGAAGTGGCGTATCGCTTAGGCAAAAATCGTTCTGAACTTGAACGCATCTCAAAACTCCATCCCCTAGACCAAGCGCGGGAAGTGAACAAGTTGTCATTTTCTCTGATGGGCGGTAACGGCTCTAAACCTGCTACCACAAATAAGCCTGCTCCACTAGGCAACATCAAAGGAAATGCTGGCTATGCCTCACGTACCGTTACGGACAAAACCCCTGCTTCTGAAATAAGAGCAAGGATGAAGGCTGGTACATGGAAGTGAGTTAGGGTTTTAAGGATTAAAACCTCAATGAGACCCTAGCCACCCGTGTACCCATTTAAAGGATTAAATGGAGACCCAGGATGGCTAACCAATTTATTACGACCGACCTAGTGTCAAACACTGCGTTGGCAATGTTTGCAAACAATGCGCCATTTGTAATGACTGCATCACGTATTTATCAAGATGACTTCGTGTCTTCTGGATATAAAATCGGTGATACCTTACAAGTGCGTAGACAAAACCATTTCATCGTTGGTGATGGCTCTGTTGCAACTCCACAATCAATCATCGAAACCGTTGAAACGATTGTGATTGCGCACCAATACCATGCGTTGATTGCCTACACTATTCAAGACTTGTCTTTGCGTATTGAGGACTTTTCCAGATTGTTTATTGCTCCTGCTATTCAGGAAGTAATTACCCAAATGGAAAAAGACATTGCGCAAGCTGCTGAACAAGAGCTTAACTTCTTCACAGGAACCGCTGGTGTTGCAATTAACTCGTTCACCACTGTCGATACTGCTGGTGCTAAGTTGCTTGAGCAAGGTGTAAATATTGCATCTGATGCTTATATGGCAATGACTGTACGAGATGGTTCAAGCTTGAAGGGTGCTTTGTTAAATAACTTTACACCTGTATTTAACGAAGACATCGTGCGTTCTTCTGCGATTGGTCACTTGTCGTATTTTGACATATTCCAATCTCAAAACATCAAGCATCACGTAGCTGGTGCTGGTCCACGCCTGTACTCTTCTGACCCACTGCTTGTAAATGGTGCTGTTGCTTCTGGTAACACAATCCTCATGGATGGTGCAACTATCAACATCGCTGATTACTTTGTAGTTGGGGATGTGATTTCTATCAGTGGTGTTCAGTCTGTAAACCCTGTTGGTCGTGCGGCAACTGGTCAAGACATGCAGTTTGTTGTTACAGCAAACGCTAGTTCAAATGGTTCTGGTGAGCTTTCTGTACAAGTTAGCCCAAGCATTATCTCTGATACTGCTAACCCTAACCGTAACGTTAGCAATGCGATTCCTAACAATGCGCCTGTCACTATGGTTGGCTCTTACAACTGTAACGTAGCTTACCCAAGTCGCGGTTTGGATATTGTTTGTCCTCCACTTTATAAGCTGCAAGTTCCTTATGCATCTGTAGCGGTTGACCCTGAAACTGGTTTATCACTTGCGGTAACGCAAACTGGTGACATTTTAGGCTACCAAAACTACATGCGTATCGATTTGTTGTGTGGCTTTAAATGGCATCAACAATACGCAGTTAAAGTACTGTCTTAAGGAGTTACCCGATGCTTACTTGTGTTTTTCATCCAATAGATGCCATGAGAGTGGTTGAAGAAGATGAAGCCGAAGCCCTGCGAGCATCGGGGGTTTGGTTTGACAGTCCTACCGAAGCCAAGGCGTATCGCGCCAAAGTTGAGGATGACATTAAAAGGGAAAAGGCTGAAAAGGCGAAATCCTCCAAAGCCAAAGACGAACTTAAGGAGAAATCCAAATGAAAGATAACAGCATGGTTCAATCAAACAATGCGTTTGTTAAAGCCGAGCAAGCAAAAATGAAAACCCGTATGGGTAATCGCCCAGGTGCGCCCAAAGAAATGCGTGAATTTAATGCCTTTATGAGCAATGACGGTGAAAAAGCACAAGCTGCTGGCCGTAAACTTTGCAAGGGCTTGGATGATGCGTTTCCTTTGAAATAAGTATGTGAAATCGACATATCGTCGTGATGTGTCGATTTTTAACATCTTTTTCGACAAAAGGAGTCGCCCATGTCTCAAATCATTAGGACAACTAATGAATTAATCATTAATTCACTGTACCTGCTAGGTGAATTGGGCGTTGGTGAAACTCCTGATTCATTCATGCTTTCATCAGGCTTAGAGCTTATCAATGAGCTATTAGCCAAATTTACAGCAGACAGTATTTATATACCGTATTTAAGCGAAGTGTCGTTTAATATGGTGGCGACACAGCCTACCTATTCGTTTTCCGATATTTTGCCAGCAGATGTAAACAGCGAGCTTATTGTTGATTTATCGTTTGCCAATTACACCGTACCAAGTGCAGGCCAAGGGATTATTTACCCTTTGCAAATCATTAATAAAGCACAGTACTACGGCGTTACAAGACTATTGCCATTAAATACACGTCCTGGGTTCATATTTTTGGATAAGCAGCCGTTGTATAGCAACGTGACCTTATATCCAGCACCCGATCAACCCTACCCCTGTTTGCTTGGTTTGAAGTTAATGCTCAATAGCGTTACCGCAAATCAAAGCCTAACGGCAATACCGCCTTTTTATTACGGATTTTTAAAATATGCGTTAGCGCAAAAGTTCTTGTCCTATTACCCATCGGGCAACTGGCCTGAAACGGCGCAAAAAGAATATGACGATTACTTTAATATCATTAAAAACGCAAACGAGACCGATTTGACTGTACGTCCATCGGCCATATTAAGCAGACCAGAGCCTTTTTACTGGCAAAACATTTTGGCGTATTAATATGCGGAAAGATTATGACATTGTGGGAAGCTACGACAACCAACGGTATAGCACCATTAATGCTGAACGCACCGTTAACATGTTTGAGTATATCGATCCTGATGGCAAGCGTCCAAAATCCATGCTTCCAACAGCAGGTTTGGTCGATGCTGATTTGGATTTTGGTGCTGAAACAGGTGGCGCACGACAAACTTTTGTATTTGACGATGCAATATACCAGGTCTATGGAGTTTCTGTATTTAGAACTACAGGCACAACAGGCTCTCTCACCACTGCTCTTATCGGCACTATTGGAACAAGCGCAGGCTATGTTGGTATTGATGCCAACACTTATCAGGTGATTTTTGTTGATGGTGTATTAGGTTATATATGGGATACCAATGCCAATACATTTGAACAAATTACTGATACAGGATTTCCTGCAACCCCTGTTGATGTGTGTTATTTGGATGGTTTTTTCCTAGTGGCACATGGTGGAACAAATGAATTCCAGTTAAGTAGCTTTAACCAAGGCATGGTATGGTCTGGGGCGTCCGGCACGTTTACAGCAGATGCAGGAACAGACATTTTAACGTTAAGCATTAGCAATGCTAATTTTGCAACAGGTGTACCAATTACCGTATCAACCACTGGTACATTGCCCGCGCCATTAGTTGCAGGAACAACATATTATGTTATCAGAGTAGGTGCAGCAAGCACTAACCCTGGAACGATTAAGCTTGCAACTTCGTATTCAAATGCTATTGCAGGAACGGCAATTGATTTAACTACCAATGGCGTGCCAACAAACACGATACTTGTTACAGGGCAAGTACAATTAGGTACGATAACCTCACACCCTGGCACTATTGTTGCCTGTAGGACGTTGCACAGACGCATATTTTTATTTTCACAAAACTATACCGAAGTTTGGGAAAACGCAGGTCTTGGTACAAATTTGCCGTTCAGGCGCAACAATTCGTTATTGATGGAAGTGGGAACGCCTGCGATTGGAAGTGTTGCTGTAGGATTTGACCGCATGTTTTTCCTAGCGCAAGACAAAGACGGTCTTGCAGGGGTGATGGAAGTACGCGGAACCGAGTCAATTCCGGTAAGTAACCGTGCTTTAGATTATCAACTGGCGCAGTATGCATCAGACCCAAACACAGGTGTAGCCGATGCGCGAGGCATTTTAATCAAAGAAAACGGACTTATTTTTTACAGGCTAAACTTTACCTTGGCCAATCATACTTTTGTGTTGAACGTGTCCATGAGTACAGCAGAGTCACCCAAATGGCACGAGGAAGAAGTTTTAAATGGCGATAGGCATCCAGCGCAAACGCACGCTTATTTTGATGGCGTTAACTATTATGGTGCATATAACGCAGCCATCTTCTACATGGTTGACGATCAGGTTTCAACGAACGATGGCGAGCCGATTAGAAGGATGCGTATTGGCAAACAAATATCACCGGAAGGCTATAATCGTTTACGAATAGACCGATGGCAACTGGACGTATTGCAAGGGGCAATAGGTGCTGGCAATACCAACCCGATTGTATTTTTTGCGTATTCCAAAGACGGCGGACAAACCTTTGGAAATTATTTGCATGGCACAATGGGTCAAATAGGACAAAGAACCTATCGAACCGTATGGCGTAAAGTTGGAACCACGCCAAGAGGCCAAGGATTTGTGCCAAAAATTGAGTTCTTTAATGAAATTCCTTTTGTGGTGCTAGGTGCTGCATGGGATTTTGAAGTGTTACCGGAGTAATTATGGCAAGAGATTTCGATAATTTTCCGACTTACGATCCGGTCATTAAAGACGGTATTTATTTGAGTAACGTTTGGTCTGATTTTATGGCAACATTTGTTGAGACGTTGCAAGGATATTTAACTCAAAACGGGATTCAATTCCCAAGGTTAACCACGGCGCAAAGGAATGCTTTGCAAAATGTACAAAATGGTTTTGTAATTTATAACACAACGTTAAACAAGTTTCAGGGATATGAAAATGGAGCTTGGGTAAACTTTGTCTAGCACAAGGAATGTGACTATGGCTTTCGATCCTTCAATGTTTGGTGCAGGTCTAGGCGGTCTTTTTGGCGGCTTATTCGGTGATTCAGGCAAACCATACGATAAGGCAATGGAACAGTATCAGCAATGGGCAAACAAAGCCCAAGGCGTACAGCAACCTTATTTGGATGCCGGAACCAACGCAATAGGAAGTTATCAAGACTGGTTAAAAGGGATGCAAGACCCAAGCAAGTTTATTAATAACTTGATGGGTCAATATCAGCAAAGCCCTTATACTACTTATTTGCAACAACAAGCACAAAATGCTGGAATCAACATGGGTTCCGCAAGTGGTATGTCGGGAAGTTCGGCACTTGCGCAACAAATGCAACAAAACGCAGGAAATATTGCGCAACAAGGCA